TACCGGTTGCTAAGTGGAATGCACAATGGATGCAGAACCCCACATCAGAAGAAGGAGCCCTTATAAAAAGGGAATGGTGGCGTAAATGGAAATCCGATACGATTCCACCGCTTTACCATGTGATTCAATCGTATGATACCGCCTTCATGAAGAAGGAAACGGCCGATTACTCGGCTATTACCACATGGGGAGTGTTTTATCCCACTGAGGATAGTGGAGCTAATTTAATCCTACTGGATGCGATTAAAGGACGATATGAGTTTCCTGAGCTCAGACGGAAAGCTCTGGAAAATTATAAATACTGGCAACCTGAGAGCGTCCTGATCGAAGCTAAGGCTTCAGGATTGCCCCTGACTTACGAATTAAGGAAGATGGATATCCCAGTAATGAACTTTACACCGAGCCGTGGAAATGATAAGCATGTAAGGGTAAACTCGGTTGCACCGCTGTTTGAGTCAGGAATGATTTGGGCCCCTGAATTTAAATTCGCGGAAGACGTGATCGAGGAATGTGCAGCGTTTCCTTTCGGAGACCACGATGACTTAGTTGATAGTATGACTCAAGCCGTTATGCGCTTCAGGCAGGGTGGTTTTGTCACTCACCCAGAAGACTACGTTGAGCCCAAGCGTCAAATTACAAATAGGACCTATTACTAATGAAGCGAATTGAATTTATCATGTGGGCTGGCAAGCAGGGCTGGAAGCACGGTCAAAAATATTTAAATAAAGCCTATAGTTATTTTTTTGATAAAGGAAAAATTCCTGATCCAAACGTTATTCTACAAAAAGCTAAAACCTATACGAGTCCCCGCTTTTTAGCGGATCAAGCTAAAGTAAAAGCTATTAAACCTGAAAATTTACACGCTGCTAATTCAGCACGATTTGTTGAAAGTGCTAAAAAAGGAAATTTTAAAGGCTGGACTCCTAGAGTCATTAAAGGCGGAAAGAAAGCCGACGGTGGCAGAATCGACAAGCCACTACCAACACGAAGCAGGGATATATAATGGACAAACAAAAAGACATTGATAAAGGAATCGCTGCGATTGAAAAATTAAAATCGAGTCTGATGCCAGAATCTTATGAAGCTTTAATCGAGATTTATAAAGATAAACAAAAAGATTTAAACATTGACATTATGGAAGATGCAGGAGGCCTAGGTGAGATGCTGGGTGAAGGTGGAAGAGCTGGTTTTCAAGGAGGAGATCTCGTTGATAAATGGAGAATTATTAGAGACCTTTATGACCAAGTAGGCGGTCAAGAAGGAACGGGTATGAGTATCGAAGAATTTGCGTTGAAGTATGAAATGAAAGCCGAAGGCGGAAGAGTTGGAATGCAGGGGGGTGGATGGCCAGGAATGTTAGTATGGCTTGCTAAACAAGGTCCTAAGGTTTGGAAATGGATGAATAAACCTGGAAACAATCCTTATGATCTTTATAAAAAATATTTAAAAAGCGTAAAAGAGAGATCAATTAAAGGCGATATGAAAAGTTTAGCTCCTGAAATGGGGATTTTGACAACTGGTGGAATTATGGCTAATCGATGGGCAAGCAAGAAATTAAAAGAAGGATTAGACCTGTCTGAAGAAGAGAAAAAAAGAGAATGGTGGGACAGAGGTCCTGGCGCTTACTATCCTGAAAAAGCCGAAGGCGGAAGAGTTGGAATGATGTATGGTGGTGATCCGGGGTTCGCGTTCTCTTTTGGAGGCTCTTGGGCTGACTGGAAAGATAACCACGCGAGTGAAATGCCGTTGATGGATTATATTAACCAGAAACTTCCTAAAGCAAGAAATCCTTTTACCGATAAAAAATATCAGAGTGGCGGACCGGTACATGATTTAGATGGATTAGCGATAGATTTATTTGGAAAACCTTATTCTCAATTAACCTCTTCTCAACAATCTGAACTTGATAATTTTAAACCTGAAGCCTACGAACCGATACCCAAAGCCGAAGGCGGAAGAGTGCCGATGTTGGCGGGTGGTTTATTGCGAACAGGGATCATGGAAGTTTTATATCCTCTTCTTAAAGGAACATGGAAAGGAACTTTGGGATCATATAGAGATTTATTAAAACGAATAGGTAAGCAGAAAGTAAGAGCGGATGTGGATAAAGTTATGCCAACGATAAAAAGTTCCAGAGCCATCAATCTTGCTAAAAGTGTAAGAGAAGAATTATTATCCAAAATAAAAGGATATAAGGAAGGCTTTGTAGGAGCAATAAAATCTCGTAAAACGGGAGATCAGGTTGAGGAATTAAAATATCTTATAAAAGAAACTAAAAAGGATCTTAAACATATAGATGATTTTATTTTAAAAAAACAAGCTGGAGCCGCTACAAAACATGCCGAAGGCGGAAGGATTGGGATGGCCGGTGGTATGAGTGCTAAAAGGATCGATAGTAAAAAACGAGATAATTATTTTAGATTTAATCGAGATAATTATATGAATCTGTTTGAATACTTACAAAGTGAACAAGCTGAGAGAGATTTAGAAGGAGCCTTTAAAAAAGGTGGAAAAGTTAAAAAAGGAGGCATTGGAGATTTACTGGGAGAAATGTATCGACTATTTGAAATAGGTCCTCTCTTAGGCAGTCCTGAATTAATGGATGTTATACAAAATCTACCTTTTGAAAAAGGAGGACGGGTTGGATTTAAAAAAGGCGACAAAGTTGATCTTGACCGAAGAATGATTTTAAAAGGAATAGGGGCTTTAGCTGCCCTCCCTATGTTTAAATGGCTTAAATTCGCTAAAACTAAACCGGTGAAAGATATTAGTGTAAAATTAAAATCATGGATTGATGATAGTGATGAAATGACAGAATGGGGGCCTCAGGCGACTGGCCGATGGGCAGGAAATTTTGATATTTCATCTTTAACCCCTCAAGGTGTCACTATATTGAAAAAGCTGTTTGGAAAAAATGTTAAAACGGTCAAAGATAAATCAGGAAAAATAACAGCAAGCATGGATGATGTGGGGACAGAGGATGCTGCAATGTACGTCGACGATATTATTAAAAAAGGAAAAGGCGGCATTGATTTTAAATACGTGGACGATATCGTAGGCGGGACGGGTAGTGTAGATGCAACGTTGGCTCATTATGCAAAAACGTTTGGTAAGAACAGCAAAGCCTATAAAGATTTATTAAAAAAATCTAAAAAGATGACAGAAAAGCAAAAGATACAATATGAACTTGATGAGGGCTATGATCCGTATGTAGATGACGTCCTCGATCTTGTATATCCAGGAAAAGGTGAAGGCGGATCCGTGGGCTATCCTCCATTACAACCTGAGGAAAAACCTCCTTTCCAGGGACCTCCTTATGAAACCAACAATCCTAATGAAGCCATTAAAGAAATTCTTCGTAGAGGTCTTGGAAGTGGGATAGCAGGAGCACCTATTGGTGGTGGATTTTCTTTAGACATGCCTTATGGTGAGGGCAGTGAGTTTGATATTGGGTTAGGATATCAAACAGAGAATCCTTATGGTTTCGCAGCGGGATATGGTGTGGACCTAGAAGGAGATGATACAATGGGTGCAAGATATACAGGTGATACTTTTAATATTGGAGTGAAAAAACAAGAAGGATCTGATCCTCAGTTTAAGTTTCAGAAAAAATGGAAATTTGCTAAAGGTGGAAAAGCATGGCGACCTAAAAGCGCACCCAAATTAACAACAACCATACCTCCAGAACGAGGTCCAACACCGCAAGGATTGACTTATTTGACAGGAGATGATATAGTTCAAAATATAGGATAGAAAATGGCAGATATAGATAAGACATTACCCAATGTCATAAAACAACCTACAGAAATTCCAACACCCGAAGTAACTGGAGAAGATACTGAAGTTAATTTAGTTGAAGATCAAGTTACGGAGGACGTTGAACAAACTGAATTACCTGATGGCGGCGTGGAACTTAATTTTGACCCACGATCCAAGCTCAATGGACAACAACCCCAGGGGCATTTTGATAACTTAACCGATGCGGTAGAGGACAGCTTTCTTTCCAAACTCGGTTCGGAAATGCAAGCCAATTATACCGATTATAAAAATTCAAGAAGAGACTGGGAACAAACGTATATTAAAGGACTCGATCTTTTAGGTTTTAAATACAGTGTTAAAACCGAACCGTTTCAAGGCGCGAGTGGAGCAACCCACCCCGTTTTAGCGGAAGCGGTAACTCAGTTTCAAGCACAAGCTTACAAAGAACTATTACCAGCCGATGGGCCGGTGAGAACACAGGTGATTGGTCGTAGCGATCCTCAACGTGAACAGCAATCACAACGTGTTAAAGATTTCATGAATTATGAGATCATGTACGATCTTAAAGAATACGAAGCCGAATTTGATCAGATGTTATTTCACTTACCGTTAGCAGGCTCAACGTTTAAAAAAGTTTATTATGACTCTTTACTTCAAAGAGCGGTTTCTAAATTTGTTCAAGCGGATGATTTAGTGGTTCCGTATTCAGCGACTTCCTTAGACGACACCGAAGCGATTATTCACGTCGTGAAGATGTCGGAAAATGAATTAAGAAAACAACAAGTTTCAGGTTTTTATCGGGATGTCGAGTTAACTAAACCAGCGATTACGAGTGATAAAGTTGAAGAAAAACAAAAATCATTGGCGGGTACGACTAAAGTCGGTCGTCAAGAAGATGTTTATACACTTTTAGAGTGTCATGTTAATTTAGATTTAGAAGGATTCGAAGACGTAGGTCCCGAAGGGGAACCTACAGGAATAAAGCTTCCTTATGTAGTAACGCTCGAAGAAAGTAGCAGAGTCGTTTTATCTATCAGAAGGAATTTTGCGCCCAAC